GACTTTCATTTTCCATTCCTTTTTAGAAATGTACTTCCAGCCTCCAGCGGAGACCATTAGGATTGCAGCCTTATCATTTGTGCGTACTATTTTATCTGTAGCGATCTGTTTTATACACTTCATGATTAACTCCTTGTTTTACAACAATTTAGATCCTAAGTCATTTAATAGCTTTAGTGTGTCTTTAGTAAGTTTGAAGTTTGTACGAGTACCAAGACTAACTACTATTTCAGTAGCATATGCCTTCCCGTCAACAAGTTCAAAGTTACCTGCTATCTTTATATCCGTTAGTTCAGCAGCTTTATCCTCAACCGGTGGAAGTACTAATTCAGCCTGTTCCATTGATTGTATAAATTGCTTTGGATCTACTGGTGTTACTCGACCATTTGTATGTGCTTCTTTTACACCAGATTTTGTTACTTTCACACCATATTTATTGCGCAACCTTGGTGTAATTGTAATACCATTACGAGCTTTCTTATAATACTTCTGTGCCCAACCATATATTGTGGTATAATGCACACCTAGATTATTTGCAACTCGTTGTGGGGATGTCCCAGCTAAGTAGTCCTTCACTGCACCAATGCGTGTATCCACTGTGATCCACGGTTTAGCATAGTATTTACCTTTTGTTCCTGCCATCGTTTCATCTCCTTGTTGTTTATTATTAAAAGTTCAAGCTTTAGCTATGTTATTAATCATAGTAAAGAAATCACCTATTTGATTATACGGTATCATAAATCCCTTCTTCGTTGGATGATATGTTCCATCATCACCCATGTGGTATTGTCTGAAGTCCATATAAAGTTGGTCCTTCCACATCTTTGCTACTACAACAATCCTGGTTACCTTTCCTTTTTGGAATGATCCTAACATTGTTGCATCATCTTCTACTACCAATGATTTATCCAGATTTTTGGTCTTTGCCATTATCTTTCTCCTTTATTAAATAACCTTTATCAGTAAGTATCATCTTAGGTAATTGACCTACCCATTCTTTGGGAGCCTTACCATGTGAAGCCATGTATTGCAAGTATTGTTCATCTATTTTAATATCTTTCATAAATTCCCATACACAAGCAAGAACACTGCCTCTTCCTGCATCTTTAATGCCTTTTTCTATTTCTCCACGATGCCAATTGCCAAAACTAAATGTTTGTACTACTATTTGGCCATCTTTTACATCATGTAAATCATACTCTAATGGTTTACTCATCGCTTCTCCTTTTAAATTTAAATGCCTACAACTATCCTAATCAGAATAGCCCTCCATCCAAAGCCTCAGCATTTTTGTTGAGGTTATCTCTCACTCGCTCCAGATACCAGTAATCCATACGATTACAATTGATACTCCATTTACACTGAGAGCATACGGTAACATATCTAAATCTTTCATTATCAGCGAATAAATCAATATCCAACTACTTGTAACAAATACTAACAATGCTATCCACACAACAAGCACTGCTATCTTAGTTTCAATTGGCCACTTCATCATCGAGATCCCCCTTATCTATCATATCTTCCATCATTTTAGATAAAGCATGTTCACGAGATTTACTTTGAATCCTACCTAATACTTCATCAAACAAATCTCTGCCTAACACATCCTTTACCTTCTTTTCAAGGTCAACTAACTCTTCATTTCTACCTAATATATCCTGGGCTTCTTCCAATGTAGGTAAATCATCACTGATCTGTGTAATACCCAATTCTTTATTAGATTTAGTCTTTACTGCATCACGATATTGTAACTCCCACTTATCTATATTATCCATAAACTTCCTGGCTTCTACCTCCATCTCTACATTGAGTGAATCTTTAAACTTATAATTCATCACCTGTGCCATCTTTAATAACTGTTGGAATGTTCTATCATACTTAGCAAATAATATTGCTGGAAATTTATCTTCTCGAATTAAACTATTCAATAGATTATTAACACTTGACATATACTCCAATGCTACTAACAATGGTATTCTTTTTGTTTCTTTGGTCATAACACCTCCACAATTTAATTTATTAATGTTTTTAAAATATGTATGCTTGAGCAGGATTTAATCTTTACCTGCAAGGCTACCGCTTCTATAATACGTCATCCTTTCGTTAGACTGTCGTCCTACATTTATATCCTCTAGCCAGAGAAATACATCATGCAAGGTCATCACAACCAATTGAAAGTTCACACTACCATGAAGAATGGGTTATATGTGCTTAATAACGGGAAAAGACTGATCTCTTTTCAATTATCGGTTCCTACTATCTATGTTGATTAAACTTCACCATACCATTTGGTACAAGTGCGAGTACAACCTCTATACCATATGCTTGCGGGCAATCTTCATCCACTACCTTACACAAGCTTCCAAGTCAATCTAACACAACCAACCGTCGCTGGATGCATGCTAGAACATACAATTATTTGGAGAGTTAGGCCTTCAACACCGTTGACTCACGTGGATATACCACAACAGCCCCCAATTCACACCATACTCTCCAAGCCTATTGTTTCTCTCTTTACTTTACTTGTACATATATTTCCTCAGGAATATTACCTTGGAAATAGTATTTGACAACTGCACAGAGCCAACCATGTTTAATATTGGTTATATCTTTACAATCATCATTCTTTGCTAACTCATTCAGTACATACCAAGCTCCTTGGCCTTCATCATAAGTTTTATTCAACCTATATTTATTGCCAGGGAAACAGTTATTACTAAATAATACAGTGCATTTCTGTTGATAACCTGATATAAAATCAAGTATTTCATCAGCACCTGATACAAATGGTTCTTTGATAACATTTTTGTCCCTATCATCAAATACCCACAGTCCTGCCTCTTTGTATGGATGTATTACATGTATTGCATTAGCATCCACATCATTACAACAACACACTTCAACTCGTTCACTACATTCAGTGCAGAAGTCTTGATACGCTGTTGATTTACTACTATTCCTTGCCTTTTTAATACCAGCAACAGAATTTATTACCTTACTTACTTGTTGTAACCATTTCATTGGATAACCTCCATAGTTAATATTAGCTGATACAACTTTTATACCTAGACCCTGCCATTACAGCGCTTACTAGGGCTATTCCGAAGTATCAGCCAATAACATTTAATCACTTAACTCAATCTGGCCTCCTTGATCAGTAACACCTTGTAGATAACCTATCATAAAACCTAATGACTTGGTACAATTGATAGTGAATGTCTTATCATAGTTATTACCATTAACATGACAAACGCTAACACGTATTTTTGGTGTGTAATCATGAGTTTGATTAAGATCAGCTTCAGTGATTGGTTTCATTTTACTCATATTAACCTCCATGTTCTAACTTGTTGATGTTTAGTACACGTTTCGTATCTAATTGTATGAGCATGCGAGTTCTTACCTTGGTAACCTACTGCACACTAAGGGCACATCCTCCCACCTTACTAGGTTTATCTATTATCCGTCACATGCTCAATAAGTTGATAGATAGAATAGTATAAAGAAGGTAGAAGGGCAGGATGCTCCATATTTGGATGGGTTTCCCTGCCCTATTGTGTGCCTACCAAGAATTTCCTACAGTTAGTCCTTTCAAGACATTACGAATGTATGCTGTATCATACTGCATTGCACGCATATCACGTTGAAGACTATAAGCCAAGTTACGTAGCTCTGTCATCTTCTGTCTCTTGCGACCATTATTCTCATCACTGTACTTAATCTTTACACCTTCACGCATGATTACTTCTTCAGCAGCTGTAAAGTTCTCTTCAAGTACTAGCTCAGTCAGATCATCAATACCATAGATCACCTGCTTCACCTTGCCTTTCTTTCCTATAGTCATAACATTATACTCCTTAATTAATCAAAAACTAATATTAATACAAATCAAAAATAACTAAAAAGTGATAACGAAAAACCCCTGAAAGGGGGTGTGGGTGTGTGGGAACCCCAAGCACCAAAATGCTACAATTTTTAAAAGTTTTTGCTATAGATCACAAAAAAGACTTGACTTGTATTATATATTATCCGTATCAAAGTACAGGCTATTTTGGAGAATACAATGAATTGGCAGAAGTTATTCTGGGATAAATGCCGTGAGATCAATGACCTAAGGAAAGAATTAAATCTACTAAAGACCATCCTTCACAGCTATATCCCGATTATTGGTGATAAAGGTAAAGATGAACGTATTAATAACTAAAGACGAAGGGTTCCAGGTTGTGAGATGGGTAAACTTAGCAATAGGATTGTGGCAATTATATTTATGGCATGTTGGTGCTCCATGGTATATACTGGGGATAGGTATACTGAATATCGGGGTGTGGTCACTGAGTCGCCAGATACATCTTGGGGAAAAGTAATATATTTCGTACTTTATGTAGTATGTAATGAAGTAGGTAAATACTTAGATAGGCACCCCATGGGTGGTTATACATGTCCTGATTACTGTGATGTGGATCACAAACATATAAGGAGACAAGATGAAAGGATACCACCAGAAGAAATCGAACCCTACCAGGAAGGAGATCCTGGCTATGATGGACCAATTATTGCTACAAATGGAGAATAACAACAGGGCGGTATATGATGCAGTAGCTGTTATTACTGCTTATATTGGTATGAAGGGTGATACCACCAAGTTCGCTGAATACCGTTCAACCCAGTTTGGATTGGACTCCCGGATTCCAAACCGTTGGAGTCAATTTAAAAAGTTCATAAAAGACAGGTACTTACAGCTGAAAAAAATACTTGTATTTTAAATATAAACCTAGTAAACTAGTACTAGCTAACAAGATCAGATAAAGGAGAACTCAAATGAAAATATATAGATTGGTTATCTGTTATAATGAAAAGGATGAACAATTGGAGTATATTGAGGAGTCAGTCGAAGATGATGAATGTTACGAGGGAGAATCCCTATGTCTAGGGACAATAGATTTATCTGAAGTCTTTGAAGAGTATGAAGAATTTACCAAGCATTTCACAGGGCAGATTGGAAAAGCATAAATCCAGCCCTTGCGGGCTGGCGCTTCGCGGGTTATATTAAGGTGAACTCTATATCAGGGTTACACAGGGCCAATACAATAGCTAGGAGAAGGAAGCCTAAGGTAAAATTGGGCTTTTTTCGTAAAATAAAGGAGAGAGTATTATGGATGTTTGGAGAAATTCTAAGGAAATTGAAGAGCTTCGCCAGGAAATAGCAGACCTACGAAAATTAGTTTTAAAAACCGTGGAGCATTTGAGGGAGAAGAAAACTCCTCCCCCTGCTCCCATAGAGGTTAAAAGGGAAGAGAATAAGAAGAAAAAAGCTTGGTTTTAAATGCGTCGATACAAGGTAAGTGGTATAGAGCATAGGATATACGAACCTGATGATCCGTTGCCAGACGGTGTGATTGTACATACCAATTGGCGGGAAGGAGAACCAGGGGACTGGGTGATGGCGAACGATGACTGCGTGATTCAAATTTTACGACGTGGACGTATGCATCGCACGAAAGGTAAGACAAAGATCAGAGAATACGTGGGCACTTGCACCGGAACATTCATAGTGTCCGCAAAGTCGAAAATGGATACTTCGCGTAGAGAAAACATTTATTCATTCGGTGGAACGAGACACTCAGATGATATTCTCTTGGATCGGACTAATCTTAGTACCTGCGAGCATGCATTCGTGTTATATCTGTCACAAGGAGTGCCAATGGATGAAGCCTATTTAAAGGCTTTTCCTACCGATAATAGGCGGTATGCCTTTTCTCGTGCCAAAAAATTAATTAAGACGGAGAGAGTAAATACAGCTATGAAAGAAGAATTAAAGCCAATATGTGAGGAGCTTGGTATAGATAGTAAATCTGTACTCCAGGATATACAACATGCATCTAAGCATTCTGAAAAGGAAGATGTTCGCCTCAGGGCTTTATTTAAGTTAGCAGATATATTAGATCTCGAGGACAAGAATGAAACAAAAGTGACGCAGGTCACAGGAGCACTGTTTCAAGGCTTTACTCCAGATGAGCTAGGAGAAGCAGAAAGACCAAAGGAGATAACAGATGGATCTAGCGACAGCAAAAAAAATAGTAAATAAATTAGTTCGCGAGAGCGCAGAGGCCAGTATCGAGCGTAAAAAAAGCGATGTAGATCAGGGATTAAAGCCAGCACATCGTAAGTGGGATATGCCAGTCAATATTTCTAGTTCACTTAATAATAAGGATGATCTTTTTGAAGCCCTGATAATTGTATGTAGAAATTTTGAAACTAGATTATCAGCACTGGAGCAATAAATGGCACAATATGAAGAAGACGAACAATATATAACTGGTGGAGTAATAGACGATACTCCAGAGCCCGTACCACAAGGGCTTTTAAAGATGTTTAGTCCTCAAACGGTAGATGCAGTTTCTACAAGTACCTGGCAACAAAATGAATTAGAAAGATATGAAGATCCCTTCACAGGACCTGGAGGTTTAGTTGAACCAATTACCACAATTCCAGGCCTTAGCCAGATTAGTCGTGCTATTGGCAATGCTGCTAAAGCAATCGACGAAATCCTTCCAACAACCCCTTTAGATCCATATATTCCAAACGTAGAAACAATCGCAAACTTCACACCAGGTGTTGGTGATTTACAAACAGGCGAGTATTCTGCATTAGATATGTTAGGTGTGGGGTTAGATGTATTTGGTTTGGGAGCGGCAGCTAAATTAGCTAAAAATAGGAAGGCACAGAAGGTCTTTAATGTTGATGATCATAGAATGTTAGAAACTCAAAGGAGATTGTCTGATTGGGAGGTAATCAATGAAGCTCATAGAGTAACGCCTCGTGTAGATACTCCTTATGATCGGTTAGCAAGGCAACGGATATTAGATAGGAATACAGAAGCTCGGGCCAATTTAGAGGGAGAAGTTATACGGCCATACGAGCCAAGTCCAGCAATAAGGGAGCAGTTAGATAGGATAGGCGCTCCTTCTAATGAAGAGTTTGCGCGGATGAATGCAGAGTTTGAAGCAGGTATTATTCCAGAAGGTGTAGTAGATGCATTGCCAAGTGGTGCATTAAGGGAATTGGACGCAGCAGGCCAAGTTACGGCCCGTCTTAATACAAAATTAGATAATGTCAAGTATGAAAATTTCAATATTGACCAAATGGGGCTGTTTGATGAGATTAGTTCTGGTGGTGGAAATTTTACTAAGGTGGAGAAAAGATTCTTTAGGAATGATAAATCTAAATCAAATGTTGTAGTTAAGTTAGAACCTACTGGGAGGTCTTCTGAACTTCGTATTCAATTGACCGAAGGAGGCAAAGTAAATGCTGCAGGAGAAATAGATGCTATGGATGATATAGGACGTAGTTATTTCTCCTATTATATAAAGCAGGAAGGAGATATCTCTAGAATACATGGTGTTTATTTTTATGGCAGGGGAAAAGGAATACGTCCTCAGGTTGAAGCTAGCCGACTAATTAGGGATGCTTTTGATCATGCTCCAGGCAATGCTGTGTTAGATGAGCAGCTAATGACAATGGATGCATTATATATGACATTAAAAGAAATGGTTAGGCGACCTAAAGGTACATTTCATATAGATCCTACAAGAATAAAACATTCAAAAAGCTCTGAGTTTTCCAGGCCTTCAAAGTTAGCCAAAGAAGGTAAGGCTGATGAAATGATTCAAATATTTGCCGAGTTAGAACAGAAATTAATTAAACAAGGTAAAATTAAGCCAGGTGAAAGTTTGGGATTAGAAGTCTCCCATATTGGTGGTGATGTAGAATTGAAACTACAGCAATTTACAATTAGTGATTTTAAAGCTGCAGCACCAGTGATGTTAGGGTTTAAAGACTGGGAAGAGATGTCAAATTATTTAGATAGCCAAGATGATACTGTAAATGCAGTAATGGATTTGGAAAAAGGTTTATTTAATGATTAAACTTATCGTACTTTCCGTACTGCTTAATGCAGGGGAGATGCATGCTGTTATGCCAGATGATACGAAAATAGAAGCTAGAAGGCGTGGTGGTAAGGGCAATAAAAAACGTAGGCGCGGAGGCAATGGGCTTAGATAGTGGCGAATATAAATACAAAGAATGTTAATCAGGCCGAGATTGATCTAGAGATGGCAAAGCAGGATTTAATTTCCTTTGGGAAGTTATTCTTGCAAGATGATTTTATGCGGAGTGAAACTCCGTTTTTTCATTACGAAGTAGCAGATGCTATTAATGATTTAGGTGTTAGACAGCTGGGAGTTATTTTACCTCGTGGTCATGGTAAGACAGTATTAACGAAGTGCGGTATTATGCATGATTTTTGTTTTGCTACTGAACCGTTATTCTATGGATGGGTTGCAGCATCATCAAAGATCAGTGTGCCTAACCTCGACTATATTAAATATCATTTGGAATATAATGATAAAATACAGTATTATTTCGGTAAATTAAAGGGGAGAAAATGGACAGAAGACGATATAGAGTTAAAGAATGGGTGTAAATTACTTAGTAAATCGAATCTTTCAGGTATACGTGGAGGGGCTAAGCTCCACAAAAGATATGATCTCATCGTACTCGATGATTTTGAAGACGAAAATAATACCATTACGCCAGAGTCTCGTGCTAAAATCAGCAATCTTGTTACGGCTGTTGTGTTCCCTGCTTTGGAACCTCACACTGGGCGGCTTAGAATTAATGGTACACCTGTGCATTTTGATAGTTTTATCGCCAATATACTTACTGGGCATGGTAAGGCAATGGCTGCGGGAGATGATTTCAGCTGGAAAGTAATTACCTATAAGGCAATACAGGCTGATGGTACTCCGCTTTGGCCAAGTTGGTTTGGCCATAAGGAAATGAAACGGAAGAAGAAGTTTTATGCTGATTCAGGTCAGCCACAGAAATTCTTCCAAGAATACATGATGGAGGTCCAGAATGAAGATGATGCAATCTTTACTAGGAACCATATAAAATATTGGGATGGAGACTTTAGGCATGATGAAGACACAGGCGTCTCATACGTGGTTACAAAAGAGCTTGGCGAACGTCCTGTCAGTGTTTTCGCTGGTTGCGACCCCGCTACAGATTCTGCTCGTAGGGATAGTGACTTCAGTGTTTTACTTATCGTTGGGGTTGATATTGATAATAATGTATATATCATTGACTATCTTCGCAAGCGTTCAATGCCTGTCCTCGGAATCCCGGGCGAGCATAAAAAGGGAATCGTTGATCACCTCTTCGAGTATAATAACATCTATCATCCTTCCCTTTTTACAATTGAGGAAACTACTATGTCTCGACCAATTTTTCAGTCGCTTATGGCAGAAATGCGTAGGCGTAATGACTTCAGCGTCAAGTATTGCGCTGAGAAGCCAGGTAATAGATTATCAAAGCGCGACAGGATTCAGGAAATACTTGCTCAAAGGTTTTCGATCGGTTCGATACACATTAAGAAAGATATGTGGGATCTTCAGCAAGAAATTATAACATTTGGTCCTAGGATGGGACATGATGATACAATAGATGCTCTCGCTTACGCATGCAAATATGCATGCCCACCAATGGGTTTGCAGAAGAATAAAAAGGGTGAGTATTATAAAAACAAACCTCAGGCTAGGTCCTGGGTTACAGCATAGGAGATATCATGGGATTAGTAGATTCATTAATGCAAGGTGCAAAAACAGCAGAAGAGACAGGAGTTATGGATTCTGCAATGGATTATGGTTCAGCCAGGGAATGGTTATCAAAAGTTTTACCTAATCCTGATGAAATTTCAGGACGGAAAAGTGGCACACCAGCATGGCTTAGTGGGGCACGCCACCAAGGTGTCTCCACAGATACTCCAATTACGTCATGGTCTGGAGATGCAACTGAATTTATGTCTAGAGATAGATTGGAAGCTTGGGGGGTTCCTTATGATACTAGCTTTCAAGAAGGAGGCGTAACGGGTGAACAAATATTAAATAGAAACGTTCGGGAGAATATTGGCCCATCATCAAATAGCCGCTTTGGCGCTTATAGTAGTCAAAAAGATCCTGCAGTTGGATGGTCTTCGGATTATCATGGAGAAGACTTTTGGATGGGGCAGGAAGCAGTATTTAAAGATGTTAGTGCTATGCATAAAGAAAACCCAGAGTTATGGCAAAGTTCATTAAAAGACACAAGGGATCCTAGTGGTGGATCTCAGTCATCAGGAGGATACAACTTTTCAGAGAAGCAAATTGATCAACTTGGAGCAAATTATAAATCTTTCTTGAAAAAAGATTCTCCTGGATATAAGAAGGCTGCCTCTGTTTTTAACTGGAAAGATTAATGTCAAAGGTATTTACCACAAATGATTTAACTGTTCCAGATACCAGTGATTTAAAAACTGGAGATGCTAGACGTCGACATAATAAGAAGAAAAAAAAGAAAAGCTATCCTTTAGCTAATAATACATATAAAGAAGGTAAATAATGGCTAAAAAGAGAGACAAGAAAGCAGATAGGGTCCGACAAATATTTAATCGGGTTAATACTGCCTCTCGACAAGAGTGGGAGTATATAAATCAGAAAGGGTTTGACTTTTCTAATGATAACCAATTGACTGAAAAAGAAAGATCTTCTTTAGCTGAGCAGGGTATGCCTACCTTCACTATCAATAGGATCGCACCAATAGTAGAGATGCTAAATTTCTACGCTACTGCAAATACTCCTAGATGGCAAGCAATAGGTGCAGAAGGATCTGATTCAGATGTTGCTGCATTATTTTCTGATATGGCTGACTATATATGGTATAGTTCTGATGGTGGCACTCAATATGGCAATGCTATTAATGATGCTATTACTAAATCTATTGGATGGATGATGGTAACTGTCAATCAAGATGCTGATAATGGCATGGGAGAGGTACAATTACAACAACCAGAACCTTTTGATTTATATGTAGATCCTAAGGCAAGAGATATTTTATTTAGAGATGCAGCATTTATATTAGTTCGTAAGGTTATGCCCAAAGCACACCTTAAATCATTGTTTCCAAAATATGCTCGTAAAATAACTAATGCTGGTAGTGATGAAGGTGGAGAAAATAATCTGTCTGAGAAATCTATCGGGGGTATTAGGAA